GTCCACAGGATACGCAATACTGGTAATACCGGATGGGTTGGGGCGCAACTTGCAGACCACAACTTTGAATCCATCCTGTATTTCCATGCTGTAATGGTCATCATATATCTTGCGTAATTTGTTCCAATTCAAGCTGGCCAATACATGTCCAGGTATGGTTTTGTCTGCAGGATCTTTGTATTTGCTTTTCTTGCGACTATCACCACGAACCTTGGCCTTCTTGTTGACCTCTGATTCCCAATCCATGGTCTGTTTGAGTCTCAAGATTTCTTGATACATGGTCATGTTGTTGGCGCGTTTGGGCGTGCCTTGATGCCATCCATCCCAACTTCTAAATTCTGTTCTAAAACCATTGATAGTCTGAACTATTTGTTGCGGACTGGAGTCAACCAATGTTTCCAACAACAGTGTGCTCAAAAACTTTTGTACAGGTTCTGGAGTATCACTGCGTTTCAAATCCAACCCCATGGCTTTGACTTCGCCCGGACTGTTGCCCTGGTCTAGTCTAAATCCTTCCTTGTCATAAATCAACACACCATAACGTTTCTTGGTCACAAACAGTCCGGTGGTTGCACATATTTCTCTGTTGGCTTGAATTATGGCGCCCGCTTCTCGGTTGACATTGAATGCACCAATCATGAAGTCTGGGAAACTGTCGTTAACAACCTCTGCAACTCCGTTGTATAATTCAGTTACATTTTCTTTGGTCCATTCAAAGTCTTGAAAATCTGGATTGTCTTTCATGCTGTCATACGCTGAGAAGTAGGCACTGTCAGTATCACCATAAATTATTGAAGTTCCCAGATGATTGTAATCGCCTGTGAGTATCTCATTGATTTTGGCCTGCATGTGTTTGGCCACACATCGACCACTCAATGTAACGCTTTGTGCTACTCGAGCATCAAACCAACGAGATCCAGCATTGCCCAAAGAACCATACGTAGCGTTCAAACTGACCTTACGCAACCTTTGACTCAAATCATAAAACTCTGCTTGAGCCTTAAGTGCTTTCTTTTTTTCTGTATCTGTTTCTGCTGCTGCCAACTTGGCATACTTCTTGTATTCTTTTTGCAATGCTTGTCGTTCTTTATACCATTGAGTCAACATACCAGCAATGATGCCGGCGCTGTCGCTCTTAAAGATTGTGCCGTTGGCGCTGAGGATCCATTTTTTCTTGCCATTAAAGATCATTTGATATATTTCAGCAGCGGTGGCATTGGCTTCAGATCCATCTGCAAAATCTATGGTCAGTGGAACCAATTCTTGATTCATGATCATGTTGTATTCCAATGTGCCAAACATGTCTCCCCATGCTTCTGCACCACTGCATTTGGTTTCTCGCATGCGTGTTTTGATCAACTTGTCGGTCAAGTCACTGCGCACATGTCCTACCAAAGTTTCCAAGCTCATATTCAGTGCTCGAATAGTGGATGGATATAGACTTTTGATGTCTGTGGATCCAATCCATTTGTGAAGACCACGTTTGGGATCAGCAACATATGCTCCTGCAATACCATTCATCTTGTTGTCGTCATCATCGTCATCATCAAAATGATCTCGGTCTGTGTTGATAACCTCATCCAATTCTATGGGTCGATCTCTGATCCTAGACGGAATATGCAGTCCTTGATCCCAAGCAAAGTTAACTGCTGCTTGGTCAATCCATCCCACTGATCCCATGGTAGTAGCCATTAGGACCTTGTTGGTATGTGCAATGTTGGATGCTAGTTCAATAAACTTTTTCTTACGGTCGATCTGTACCAACAGCATGACGTCTTGACGGTTATATTCAATAAACTTCTTGAAGTCATTATTATACAGCGCATCCAAAGAACCTTCATATTGAGTTTTGTGTTCTCCAATTTCAAACTCGCCCACGAAATCCAATCTGTAGCTGTGCAATACCTGTTCAGCATGCTTTCTGTACAACTGCAAATAGTCAAGGTGTACCCGACCTACCAAATCATACGTAATGGATTCTTTACCAAATCTCTCAAACGTTCTTTTGATGGGCAATTGATTCCATAAACACAAACGACGGGTTTCTTGTTTGCCCAATAATTGAAATATACGATTGTGAATATAAGGAATATCATATCCTTCACTGTTCCATCCACTTAGGATGTCCACATCGTCGATCAAATCCAAGAATATTTCCAGTAGTTCTTTTTCGTCCACACACAACAAGGTATCTGGAAATTCACTCACAATGTCTTCTGCTACTTGTTGAGACATGTGCTTGGGTTTTAGAACCAAGGTTAGATTTTTATCAATCCAATTACAATACAAACTAATGGCAGTGATTGGGGCAAATGCTTCTTCCACACTGCTGTAGCCTCTGACTGGATCAAAGTCCACTTCAATATCAAGAAATCCTATGTTGGGATTAGGAGCAGTGGTGCTTTGATAGTTGTTGTACAAGCACCTAAAGATTGGGTTGATATCACTCTCAAACAGTCGTTTGTTGTTGATCAACTTGAGCTCTTTTTGAAATTCTTTTAAACGACGTGTTTGAAAGCGCTCCAACTTGTCTCCAAAGATACTGGTATACTTGCCACGCTCTTGTGGCCAATATACTTGATATTGGGTGGGATAGGTTACGAATTTTCTTTGACCGTCCGCACCACGTTCTACCACGTGAATTTCATCATGTTCGCGATCTATTCTCGCGTCAATATAACTCATACTATTAGGACCTCAATGCGTTGATTATACCTACTATGTTAATGATGCTGTAGAACAGCATCAATAAAAACATAAACCCAGATCGCCTATACAAATTAACTATGACTAGGCTCAAGCTGCCCAGTAAGTATAAGGCAAACAAATGTACCATAATGGCTCGATCACCTTGTATGGACAAGTAGATACTACTCACTATACTGAATATGGTGCCAGTTATTTCTAGGATGAACAACCATTTGTTGTTACGATACTCTTGTACCCAGTTGTTCCAAATATCGCGTAGCATCAAACTTTGATGCCTGCTTCTAGTAGAATTTGTTCAACCTCGTCCAACTCTTCGCGACCAGAGACCAAATCATTCTTGTTTTGGTTCATCTTGTATGCAACTCTAATGGCCTTGTTGAGCACTGCTGGTTTTAGATCCATTTCTTCGGCCACGGCAGCCACAGTTTCTTTAAGACCTTCTTTGAGGTTAGCAACATCACCCAATACTTGAGTTCCACTGTCGATTAGATTCTTCAGCTTGGCTTTGTCATTTGAATTTAAGTTACCTAGTGTCATTGTATTACTCCTAATGTGTATAAAGAGTTTAATGATGCATCAAGGCAGAATCAATATTGTCAGTGTATTGCCCAATCATATACATGCATGCCATTATTATATCCTGTCCAGGTTTTGGAGTCAGGACTGACCCAATAGGTATATTTGTTGAGATCACTATACGTACCCACATACCAAGAACCTCGGTACCAAATCACACTGTTGAAATAATAACCTGGTTGCGTATGTGTTTGCCAAGACACCCCATCCAATGTGTAATAGATTGCTTGTGCTGATACGGCCACTGCTGCTGGATCTCCAGATACGGATTGACCGGTCAAACCATTTTTAAATGCTATGCGCGTGATTGGAGCCTTTATGGTTCCCAAATACGTTAATGTCACATTGAGCGATTGATCAATTTTAATAACAAATCCCACACCTGTGGCCAACAAATATGTACCATCAGTGCTTTGTGCTATGTCATATATGGGGCCTAGGCTACTGGGAATGTTGCTCAACATGGTCCAAGTGGAGCCGTCATTACTGTGCCAAATCTGTCCTTGACCATTGGCTGCTCCTACTGCAAACATGCCATATGGTTGATAAGCTATGACTCTATAAAAGATGCTGTTGGAATTAGAATGAGTAAATGTCATCTGCCAATTGCCAGGTGCTCCATCTGGACTAGTATATATTTGAGCAGCTTGAGAACCAGCAGCATACGATCCCGTGGCTTGCGGATAATTCTGCCATCCACATGCCACGAATAAATTGGTGCTTGAAATAGTGGTGCAGTATTTGGCACACAGGGCAGCGAAACCAATTGACCCAGAAGTCATGTTAGCCATGGTCCATGACGCTCCTATATTGTTGCTGACCGCAGACTGCCCCATGCTGCTGACAACCAAGATTTTAGAAGATGAATAATCCACACTTTGTAATGGGTAATGGTTTGGAAATATTTGACCGCTGGTTGCTGCTGTCCAATTTGTGCCATCCAATGAATATATCAAATTGCTTGTAGTATAAGATTTACTTGGGTCTGTGCCCACTGCATAGAGTTCGTTTGCCATCGCAACTATTTATAAGTCGACACGCTACCATCTCTGTTAACTAAAAATGCACTAAACTCAATATGTGGATATTGTGGTCTGAGTTCTAAAAACTTATCCAAATTGGGCATATAGTCATCAAATAATCGTACTTGATCATACTCGTTGGTTTTTAGATA